AACTCTGGTGCCATTTTATATCCAGTCAAAGATGCATATGAATTGCATGGAAATACATTCATAGATATGATTGAGACATTTGATAAAAAACAAACACAACTGAATATACCATGGAGAAATAAAAAAATGAATGTATTGATTCCAATGGCCGGAGCTGGCAGCAGATTTGCACAAGCGGGTTATACTTTTCCAAAACCACTAATTGAGGTTAACGGTAAACCTATGATTCAGGTTGTGACTGAAAACTTAAACGTGGATGCACATTTTATCTATATCGTGCAGAAAGAACACTATGAAAAGTATAACTTAAAGCAGTTATTGAACTTAATTGCACCAGGTTGTGATATTATTCAAGTGGATGGTTTGACAGAAGGTGCTGCTTGCACCACATTGTTGGCTAAAGAACTTATCGACAACGACCAACCTCTATTAATGGCCAACTCGGATCAATTTGTTGAATGGAACTCAAACGAGTGTCTATATGCATTTACTGCCGATTCAATTGATGGCGGCATTGTTACATTCGAAGCGACACATCCAAAATGGTCATTTGCAAAACTAGGTGAAGATGGATTTGTATCCGAAGTGGCAGAGAAGAACCCAATCAGCAATCTTGCAACCGTTGGTATCTACTATTGGAAACAAGGTAGTGACTATGTTAAGTATGCTGAACAAATGATTGAAAAGAACATTCGCACCAACAATGAATTCTATGTTTGTCCAGTCTTTAACGAGGCCATTCAAGACGGTAAAAAAATTAGAGCCAAGAATATCAAAAAAATGTGGGGTATTGGTACTCCAGAAGATTTGAACTATTTCTTGGAACACTACAAATGAAACTAATTGCACACCGAGGTTTGATTTACGGACCAAATGGTCAATTAGAAAACAACCCATCTCAAATTGAGTCTGTATTAAAACAAGGTTTTGATGTGGAAGTTGACGTTTGGTATCAACAAGGTCAATGGTTTCTTGGTCACGACAGACCAACATATATGGTTGATTTTGATTTTCTTAAACAACCCGGATTGTGGATACATGCCAAAAATCTAGATGCACTATATGCACTAGGGTCCACAATTTTAAATTATTTTTGGCACCAAAAAGATGATTTTACGTTGACAAGTGAGGGTTTTATTTGGACATATCCAAATATGCCTCTAACAGCTCATAGTATCTGTGTCATGCCAGAGTGGGAAGATATTGAATTTAAGAACCTTCCAGAATATTGTTATGGCATATGCAGTGACTATGTATCGAACCCAAACTTTCAACGACTTATAACCAGAAGCTAAAAAGTTATATAAATAACTTCATGGCAATCATAGTGTATTGCAAGTCTAAAGGTAAAAATGAGAACTTTTAAATCTCTACTCAAAGAAGAAGCGGACGAATCGAAGCTGAAACACATCACCCATGTGGAAGACCACCCTATTCATAGTGGTGCGGAAGGTTTCAATCACGCCGTTGGAGTACTGAATCAAGTGAGAAAACACATCAAAGCAGGTAAAAATGATCCTACTTTGACAATGAAACACGATGGTTCACCAAGTATTGTCTATGGCCATCATCCAGAAACTGGTAGATTCTTTGTTGCATCTAAATCTGCATTTAATGTAAATCCAAAAGTTAACTACTCAGAAAAAGACATTGAAGCAAACCACGGACATGCTCCAGGCCTTGTTGCTAAGCTAAAAGACGCATTACATCACTTACCTAAAGTTGCACCGAAAACTGGTGTATATCAAGGCGATATGATGTTTGGTCATGGTGATAAGACTGAACATGATGGTAGAGTTCACTTCAAACCAAACACAATCAACTATTCTGCACCTAAAGATTCAGAAGAAGGTAAGAAAATTCGTAAAGCCAAACTTGGTGTATACACACATACACAATATCATGGCAATACCTTGGCTGATATGAAAGCAGATTTTCATCCAGACTTATCTGGATTCAAAGACCATCCAGATGTTTATCACAGAGAACCTGGCCACGATACATCTAAAGTTATGATGTCCAAACATGATGAGGACCAATTCCATCACCATTTGGCATCGGCACAAGCACTACATGACCTACATGGTAAACAAATGTATGCTGCAACAGAACCACACCGTAATGCTGGTGGTCCTATTGAGACACATATTAACCAGACTATCAGAACTGGTGAGAAACCAAGCGTTGCTGGACTCAAGAAATCTATCGAAGCTAAATATGACAAAGACATTGCAAAGGTTAAAACGCCTGCTGCAATCGCTAGAAAAGAAGCAGAAAAGAAAGCACATATTGAACACATAGATAATAACAGTCAACATTATGAGAATTTCTTTAAGATGCATCATCACTTACAACAAGCGAAAAATGCATTAGTTCACGTTTTAGCAAGACACACTGGTGGTTTAGAACATACTGTCGGTGATGCATCAGTTAAACCAGAAGGTTTCGTTGCAACACATAAAGGCAAAGTTTCTAAACTGAACGATAGACAAGAATTTAACAGACTTAACTTTTTGGCAAGACCACGATGAAATCCTTTAGACAGTTAGTAGAAGAAAAGACCAAGTCAATTGTCATGGCAATTGGCCGCATGAACCCACCAACTAAGGGTCATGAGGAAAATGTCAGAGGTATTCAAGACTTGGCTAAAAGAAACAATGCTGACCACATCATTGTGGCTTCTCACGCACATGATGCCAAGAAGAATCCACTGGAAGTTAATACCAAAATGAAGCACATCAAACGTGCTTTTCCAGATGCAAACATTGTTCCTGCAACAAAAGAAGCACCAGGTCTATTGCACCATGCTGCATTGATGCACAAAAAAGGTTACACGCACGCTATTGTTGCTTCTGGTGAAGATGCATCAGCAAATTATCACCTATTGAAAAAATACAATGGTGTAGAAGGTCGCCACGGGTACTTTAAGTTCGACCATATTGAACAACAATCAACTGGTGAACGCAAACCAGGTATCTCTGGTACCGATATGCGTAACTATGTCAAGAATGGTGATTTCAAGAAGTTCAAAGAAAATCTACCATCAAATATCAGAAAACATCCAGAACATGCAACAGAATTGTTTCATGATGTAACTAAAGGTATGGGTCTACATGAATCCACCAATCGTGGACAAGGTAAGGCAATCTTTGTTACTGGTGGTCCTGGTTCTGGTAAAGACGTTGTTATTCGTGAATGTATCGCAGAACAAAACATTGTGGAATTCAACTTCCAACAAATTATGGATATCATGAATGACAAACACAAGTTGGCCATGCGTTCTATGAATCCTAAGATGGAAGCAATCCGCCACCGTGGTCCACTTATTATCAATGGTCCTGCTGATGACTATGAAAAGATTTCTAGTATCAAAGAAGAACTGGAAGAACTAGGTTATCAGACAATGATGGTGTTTGTAGACACTACCGACAAGGTAAGTCAAGAAAGAAATACATTATTGGCCAGAATGATGGTTGAATCAACTCGTCATGCTCGTTGGACGGAAGCACAAAAGAATATTGCTCATTTCTCAGAATTGTTTGAAAATTTCTCACGTTTTGATAACACCGGAGACTTAGAAGATAAAGTTGATGACATCTCTAATTTGTTTACAGAAACAACGAAATTCTTGGATTTTGGTTCTGTAAATTACACAAGTTCAAATAAATTCTTACAGATTTATGAATCTAAGATTGGTGCAAAATCTATTCAAAAATCAAATCTTGCATCTAAAGGTCTAAATGTATTGAAAGACAATAATAGTCCAGTTATGCAATTTGCCGCAAAACTAGGTCGTAGAGATGATGTTAGAGATGGAGATATCAAATCCAATAGTGGTTACACACCTAGAATTGGTGGTGGAAGCACATACGCAGAAGACAAAAATCCAGTAATGGTCAAAGCACCAGAACCAAAAGTTAATAATTTCAATAAAGACGCAAACACAATCAGAACAAAAAAACTAGGTAACAGGTCTCTAAGTGCAGCCAGAATCGGTAATGTTGATGGTGTTGGTTCTTCTTATGACACAAGAGGTGGTTCTACTGGTGCAGCTAACGCAGGCTTGGGAGATAATACATACCATGAGGAAAGAGAATTTAGTAACGATGACGTTGCAAATTTTGCTGGACAACCAAGAGGTGTCAGCCCTAATCCGTTAGCAGAAAAAAATAAAAAATTAAAGAAGTTTAAGGAATCAATCTTTGATTTTGGTCAAGGAGATTCTGGTGTAAGTGGCACCCTTGGTGGTGCAGGCAATAAAGAAGACTTTGTTAAACCAATAGAAAAGTTTGGTCAATCAGGTATAACAATTAAAAAGAAAAAGATTAAAGAAGACCATGTTGCAGAACTAGAAAAAGGTTTGAACGAATTGAAAGACCATGATTATGATACCATTAATCAATTAATGTTGACCATTTCTAAAAAACACAAGGTTACAGGTAAAGAGTTACACAATCACTTTAAAGATAAACACGGAAAAACACCAGACAACTGGATCAAAAACAAAACAGGAGCAAAATAATGTTTACCAAATCTCTAGTACCACAATCATTGGTTGATGCAACAAAAGCAATCATGGAAGCCGATGAAAAGAAAAAGATGCTTTTGGAACCAGAGTTAGATGAAACTGGTTTCCACAAAGCTGCGCACGCCGCTAAAAGAGCAGGTCAATCTCACTTTGAGTTTCAAGGTAAAAAATATCCTGTAACTGCAAAACCACACGCAGAGGGCATGGTTCCTGTAGAAAAAATTCAAGGTCAAATTGCAAAGAAAAAAGATGACAAGGCTGCAGCATCTGGTCATACAGCTGACGTTAGAGAAGAAGATGAAAAGAAATCTTCTAATCCCTTTGACGTTCTAAAAGGCAAATACATGAGCCAAATGCCTAAGAAAAAAGGCGAATTGACTGGTCACGAACACAAGAAAACTTCTACTGGTGATGTATACACTAAAAAAGCAGTTAAAGAAGAATCTCATCCTGATGAGAAAGAAGACAAAGCACTTGTTAAGAAAATGGTTAAACCTTCTGCTTTG